AAACTCGCCATTAACGTGATGAGTTCAAGGATGGTTTTCTTTGTCATTTCACCCCTCATACCAGCGCGCTGATAAACGCCCACACCAAAGCCCAAAACATCAGGCAAAACGCCAGCCCGATAATTGGTCCTAGCGGCGATCCTCTTTCAAGTTTCATCCTGGCCTCCTATTATCTGTCTCAAGGTCAATTGTTGAGTTAATTGAGTTAGCCCAAGGGCCAGGACAAAAGGGAGCTTGTCTCGTTTCTCCCACTCGATAATGGTATTCCTGGCTACGTCACACACCTGGGCAAACTTAGTTTGAGTTATGCCCAGGGCTTTACGCTCATGGCGAAGATCGGCGCCTGACTTTATCATCGTTTCACCTGTAGGGACTGCTCAATCATGCGCGTCACCTCGGCATCGACCTTGGTGACGTTGTAAATGCTACATGAGCCGATGCCGATGATAACTAGGAATAGCAGCAGGTAAACGTCTAGGTCTTTCATTTCTTTGCCTCCAGTTTGGCGAGGGCGGCGCGGGCTTTGTTGAAATGCCATTCAACGTCAAGGCCATGCCATGCTTTGAATGTTGCGCCATGTTTGGCCGGACCTTCTATATTCAATAGCGTGCGTACTGCGTCCGCAAGTTCGTCGCGCTGGGCCTCGACTGACGAGTATTGTTCTTCAGCCCAAAACGCCAACTTGCGCCATGAATCACGGTCCTGGAATGCTTCGCCTGGCGCCATAGCCAGCAGGGAATCTAATTGTGTGCAGTTAGGAGTTTTCATGGTTTTGCCTCCGTCCTCTTGAGTTAGTTTAATGCCCGCCCGTATCGCCGGCGGGCTTGGTGAGTTGCCAGACTCACGGCGCTTGCCCCTGGAAAGGGACGAGGGGCAAGGCTAAGCGGCTATCTGCTCATCAGTCTTGACCGCAGTTATGCCTTGAATATAGTCAGCCGCTTTTTGTGCTTGAGACGCCGCCCATGTCAACCATTTCTTTTGCTTCTGGTCTTTAAGGATGGTCAACCAACAATTGATGTAAGCGGCTTGGTTCTCAAGAGTGCGGTTCTCAATGCCAGCGATGCCGCATAGGTAAGATGCGCAGAACTCAGCGACTAGCTCTTCTTTGCTATACTCATGGGAACCAAACCCATGTTGGTTGTTCAAGTCACGGTTCAGCCGCGTCTCATGCCCAGTGCTATGCCCTAGTTCATGGAATAACGTCGCATAGAACAATTCAGGGTTATCGAATTGACCAAGTTCGGGAACCGTAACCGAGTCATTAAGCGGCGAGTAAAATGCTTTGTTAGACGGTCTTACATTGATGGTTGGCGCGCATGGCATGGCGGCGACTATCTTTTCCGCTGAGTCTATCTTCTCATGGTCTTTCTTGGGTGCTTCACTCAAGTCTGGAACCTTGAGACCTTCGCATTGGTCCGTGTTGAACATTGGAGTGTAGCGAAGCATTGCAAAGGTATCATGTTCACCGTCTTCGTTAACTTCTTTCTTCTCAATGGTACTAAAGAACACGACAGGACATTGAGACTTTTCACCTTTGCGGACATTACCACCGAGACTTGCGGCTTGCTTATACGACACCCAAAACGGGGACTGGTATCCTAAGCAATGCGAAGTGTAGGATAGTAAGAAAACATTGATACCACGATATGCCTTTGTCGAGACAAAATTACGAGGCATTCCAGACTTGCCGCCAGCCCACGGTTTTTGCCAAGGTACGGCGCCTTTCTCTAATGACTCGACTACTCTGTCCGTTATCATTTTGTAAACATCCATTTCTTTCTCCCTTTCCATTCTCCCGCTTGGCAGCGGGTGTTGAGCACGTTGGTGTTAGAAACCTAGTTTCCATCGTTGATTGTTCATATCCATCGCAAAAGCATCATTCCAAGTGGCGATATAGATAGCATTGTCTGAGTATGCTAAAAGCCCTTTGTCGAATGTCCTAACATACTGCGCAAGCCAGCCAGTTTCCTTAGAGAAGTCTTCATATGTCAATGCTAGTTTTTCCATTTTCGTTCCCCCTTTGCACTCCCATTAAAGCAGGACTCATGCCAGATAACAGCGCAAGTCTAAGTGCGCAATAACATTACATTCACATAGCGTAGCAGTCAAGGAAATTCAGGCAATAGTGCCATGTTTATTTGCACTAGCTATCACTTGGCTTGTAAGTATGCGATATTATTGAGTCAGGCAATAATGCCTTGTTTTCTCAGGAATGCCCGATGAATTTATGGTTGACATTAGAGAGCGATAAAACTAGCGTATTGTGGGGTCAGTAATATCAATGGCATGGCGGGAGCCTGCACTCCCGCCCTCTGCCTAACCTTGCAGGGGGTTAAAATGAGCATTCGAGCGATAAACTGGGCATTCGAGCAGAAGGTCGGCAGTGCCTCAGCCAAGCTTGTACTTATCAAGCTTGCCGATAATGCCAACGACGATGGCGTATGTTGGCCGTCTCATCGTTACATGGAGCAGCATTGCGAGCTGTCCAGAACTGCCATTAAAGAGAATATTAAGAAGTTAGTGGCATTGGATCTGTTGACTATCCAGGAACGTTTCAAGGATGGCGTGCAATTGCCTCACGTTTATCACCTCAATATACTCGCCAGTGACTGCCTACCAGTCCAACGCAGTGCGGGGGGGGTGGGTCGCCAAGTGACCGGGGGTGGGTCGCCAGCCGACCCAAGGGTGGGTCGCCAAACGACCACAGAACCATCATATAAACCATTAATTAAACCTAAGTCTCAGAGCGAAGAGCCAATTAAATTGGCAATTAAGAATGAAGACTCGGAGCAGGTAAGTAGGAATAAACCCCCAAGACAGAAATGCGAAGCACTTAAATACATGGATAGCATCATAGAACAAAACAAGGACCTTGCGCCGGCTGCGAGCATTTTAGACATTGCCGGGCTTGGCCGTGGTAATGGACACTGAATAATGCCTCCAGCCAATAATGCAGTTTCCCTACCAGGTGCATATCAACTCAAACGCATAGCAGTATTCAAACCTCTAAAACCTCGTCAGCTTAAGTTCATATCAGGTCTACTCAGAACGTCCTTCATGGTCGAGCGTGCAGCTAAGGTAGCTGACGTTGAATGGAGATCACATTATCGGTGGATGCAACAACCTGATTATAAACAAGCTGTTGAATACGCTAAGGATATACTAGGTGATACTCTAGAGGGTAAGATGTTGGCTGATGCTATCGAAGGTAGAGAGGTGCCGATAGTCTATAAAGGTAAGGTAACAGGTAATATCAGGGAAGTGTTTTCCTCCGAGCGTATTGCACTCCTAAAAGGCTTAAAACCTCAATATAGAGAAGGGTTTAGCTTGAATTCAGTTGGACCAGTAGCATTAGCTATTTCTTATCCATCCTCAGGAAATAGGGCAATAACACCCGATAATGGCCTTAGTAAATTAGGTAATGACCCTGAAGAAGCTACGATAATAAACCCCATAAAGCCTTAGTTGTTTGATAGCTGTAACTCCATGATATACCTCAGTTAATCGTGTCTGATATGGTATATTATGTAAACATAGCGTTATCTCTATGTGTTCAGGAGTAGAACAGGGAGTGTGGAGTGTGGTGCTGGTAGTAGTGGCATGGGGGGGGTTGTTTTGCCTACGAGGTGAGGGGTGGGACCCCTTTTTTAGGGCCATACGCCTCCACGTTAAGTAGTCCCCTTCCCATTTCCCCCATTTTAAACTATCAAGGGTCCATGCTTCACTTAGCGACCACGACGACAGTACCCCTACAACGCCCACCATTGCCATTTAAGCAACACTTTGAGGAAGTATGAAGCCGTTAGCCATTGACTTATTCTGTGGGTTGGGGGGCTGGACAGAGGGTTTGCTGGCTGAGGGCTTCGATGTGGTTGGGTTCGACATTGAGCGTAGGGAGTATCCTGGGCAGTTGGTGATTCAGGACGTGATGACGCTTCATGGGAGACAGTTCAAGGATGTCGCGTTGATAGTGGCGAGTCCACCGTGTCAGGGGTATAGCTATAGGGCTATGCCGTGGAGTAGGGCCAAGGCGTTGCCGCCTCCCGATAATAGCTTATTCGAGGCGTGCTTTCGGATTCAGTGTGAGGCGAGCGATGCGGCTGGGCATAGGATACCGATGGTGGTGGAGAATGTCCGGGGTGCGCAGAAGTGGGTGGGAAGGGCGAAGTGGCATTACGGGAGTTTTTATTTGTGGGGGGATGTGCCGGCGTTGATGCCAATGGGTCAGCGGGAGTTTAAGTCCGTGCAGGATGGTCTTGGCGGATATGGCGGATCGTTTGGATGGAATAACACCCCAATGCGCCGTGGTAATTCCAAGTCATCAGGGCGCAAGCAAGCCTCGGCCATAATAGCCAAGATACCCTACCCGCTTTCTCGGCATATCGCCTGGGCTTATAGTCCGAGGGAGTCCCATGCCTAAACTCCGCCACAAGATAGACCCCAGGCAGCACAAGGAGTTATCCGATGTCCCATAAGGTAATTATCAGGTGTGACTTCAAGGGGTGTGATGCTTCGATGGAGATACATGCTGGAGAAATACTTGATAGTAAAACTGGATGGCTGACGTTATCGAGGGATATAGGTCATCACAGTCCATTTACCAGTGTGGAGTTTTGTCCTGAGCATGCCAAGCTGATAAGTGTTCCAGAGAAGTAATTGAATGCCCAAACTCCGTCACAAGATAGACCCCCGTCAGGCAAACCAGAAGGCTGAGATCAGCTTCATGGAGCAGCCTGTCGTGGCCGAGTTTGTCCAGACCATCAGGGATGGGGGGAAGCATCCGGATAGGCGGGAGATATTCTGCTTTGGGACTCGGGGGGACGGTAAGACGATCGGGTGGATGGTCGGGGCGATAGAGCACGCCAGGGCGCACCATGCGGCGGGGTTTCCCCTCCCCGTTCCCTGGGTCGGAGTAACCGATACCTTTACCTCCCACAAACAGAAAACCATTAAAAGCTTCGAGAATGCGATATTTAAGGGGGGTTGGCGACTTAGTGACAACGATCATGTGGCTACTTTCTACCTTGCTGGAACTCCTCTTGTACGGGTTGATCTGTTTGGGATTGAGGATCAGGGGGCGATGGACCGGATGAGGATGGAGACCGTGGGGATATGGTTTGAGGAGCCGGCGCCGTCCGCGGTCATGGTGACGAGTAGCGGGGTAAGTGAGGATGCCTGGAACCTGGGGTTGACCTCACAGTCCAGCGGGCGCATACCGTCGCATTTCTATCCGGCGGTGACGACGGAAAACTACCCCGACGAGGATCATTGGACATGGCAG